ATATATTGTCGTCGATCTTCGGCAAGATTTGAAACATTGTTCTGTGTTCCAAAGTCTGCATCAATAAAACACTCATAATTATAGCCATCTTTTTTAGCAATAAAATAATTTATTCCACCTGGATTTGAGGCAAATGGTTCCAATATCTCATTCATTTGTTGTTGATACTCTGCTTGGATTGTTACCGTATACATCATTGTGAGATAAACTGGCATAGGAATAGTCAACGTCTCATAGACAACCTTTTTATTCTTAGCATCACTAGGAAAATTTTGCTGTCCACCAGTTGGCTTCACCACTCCATTGACACCAAACTGCTTTGCTGAAGATGCGTTGAGAAAGTTTTGTGTTTTGTCGCCTTTAATGCGACGGGCAATTGTAATGGAGCCGCCTTTAGGATTTCCGATGGGATCAATGTTCCCATAGTAGACCCCCTTAAAACCAGGGTCTTTAGCCACTGATTTTCTTTCAATGGTTATAAGTGGAAACGAAACCAAACCAGATTTTGTTCTTATTCTCTCTGATCGCTGTCCCGATCTCTCACCGAGAACCCAGATCACAGGAACTTTTTTCCAGCCCTCATTGGTCGTACAGTGAACATCCATCACTTCGTTGAGCCATTCAAAAAGAGCAAAATCTATTGTCTCCAATGATGAAGGCTTGAAGGGTAGTTCTGGTTTTATGTCATAGGTATCCATTTTTATTTTGCGTTAAACACTCCTGATCTTGCTTGGATGCACATGGCTGAAATCTCAACCTTATAAGGTATTTGTCCAAAAAGGGCGCGTGGTTGACCTAGAGTTACTATTTCATATAGAATTCCACCATATAATACAAAATCTCCCTCTTGCACATAAAGATTTTGATCCTCAGTTAATCTTCTTTTATGAAAATGAATTTGAATAGTAGACTGTCGATCAACACCATAGTCCACTGAAGTTGTTTCTGATCCATTCCAATCAATAAGTGCCATTACTCGAATTGGGGGCAAGAAAGTTTTTTCTATGGCTTCGTTATAAAGAGGATGAAAATTTGTGTACTCCATGCTAATAGGATAATACACGATAGTTTGACCAATGACCCGTTCAATGAGTTCATCATTGACTTGTTTGACTAAATCTCTTTCTGGTCGCCCAAGGAACAGCGGTGGTGGTGGTGCATCCGGCCGTGACCATTTATCTTTTTCATCAGCCATTTATTTACCCTGTATAAATCCCCATTGGGACATGAGTCATTACTGCTTCTGCGTCCGCTGCCATTTCAGCATCACCCTTAATGAGCGCACCATAAGTTAGTTTCTCTAATTGAGCCTTTAGTTCTTCTTTGAGTGCTTGTTGTTCTTCTTTCGCTTGGGACAAAAGCTCCGAAGCATTTAAGGTTATATCGTTGCCTGGAATTGGAATGGTTGCAAACTTGCCTCTTATTTGACCAAGCATTTCTTTCGCTATAGCAAGGGCATATTTTCTAATCCATTGTTTACCTATGCTATTGATACTGTTATAGGGCAAGTTGGAAAACGGAAGGGTGTTCATATTGTTGATACCGTCCACACCAACTTTAGCGTTGGGATCTTCCGTCCATGTGTCTTGCGGGATGCTAAAGTTAAACCACATTCTGCGAGGAGTGGAGCCACAATTGGGTTTGCCGGGTGGTGGGTATATTTTTAAATAATTGTCTCGTAGCTCATAAGAATAATGACTTGCGCGTGTATAAAGATTTGTTTCAAATTCTTGTGCTTGTAATTTGTTCTGCCATGCGGGAACAATCTCGAAAGTGGAGTCGTCGGCATACATTCCATAAGAACTTAAATTTCCATAAACTCCGCCGCCAATATTCATGTATCCAAAGAATCGCCACATCGCAGCGGGGGATTTATAATAAACTCGTTCGATTCTTACTTTCTTATTTTGAACCAGATTATTCCAAGCACTCCCCGATTGGGATGCCGAAACAATTGACTGAAGGTTGTAATCCTGGACTCCTCCCGTCACTGCAAAAGATGCTGAATACATACGAACATTATCGCCAAACCCTGCGGCTTGGGCTAGACCATTACCAATGCGTTCTGCATAAGTAAAGTCTAATTTAGGGAACTTTAAGGCAACAGACGTTCCACTAAGACTTGAAGAAAGTGGGCCTGCCTTCAGTTCACCATCTTGATCAAAGGTTCCCGTAGTCGCGCCGAGAAAATCAGATAAAACATTCTCAGCCTGATGTGAATTGATAATTGAAGAATATTCTAAAACAGACAATTCATAAGAGGTATAAACATTTCCCGGCATCAGTTCAATGTCCAGTACGTCCCCACCTAACATTTTATAAGTAAAGGCAACTTGATCCACTGCCCCGGAAATAAAATCAGGGGTGTCCAAATAGACACCATAAGGCAAATTGTCGGTTGTAACATCCGTCGCATTACCCGTGACGGGCAATATAACCTTGCTCATTTGACTTTTGGGGGTTAGTATTGGAAGGGCCATAAACTATATATCTCCTGTATGGTAAATAGTAATTTGTTAATAGAAAACAAAAAGAAATGCTCCCGCCTCTCAAAAAGAAAGGGGGAGCATTTCAAACTTTGAGATAATCTCCTAACTAATAAATATTAGCCGAAGAGATCTTCTACAACAACAAGACCATACATATCAGGTCTGACCATATGTTTGCCATATCGAGTCATTACGCCCTTTCGTGGCGTAAAGTTCTCGGGGTCAAAGATGGTCGGAGTTGTTTGCAGTGGCACATAAGGCGCATATACATATCCAGATTCAAGGAATCCGCTTCCTTTACGACCAACTAGCAAGAGATTGCGTGGGAAGTATGGATCAACATACACATCCCATTTCTTGCTAATCGAGCCCGTCTTCACAGCACCAGCAGTTCCGCGATTTTCATCTGCGGTCGTGTCAGCACGGAAGCCGTTTGTAAATTCAAGAAGGTTCGCAACTTCAGGAGAAGTAACAATAAAGTTAGCTCCACCGCGAAGTGTCTTACGATGAATCTGTGCTGAAACGTCATTGACAGTCTCAAGCAAAGTCTCATACCATTCTGAAACAGTACCCGTGAATGCTCCACCGGCTGCAACTGCACCCGTGTCGCGATTTACAAAGCGTCCGGGGCGTCGTGACCAATAGAAGGTAGAAGCAGTCGCACCTTTGATAAGGTCTTCAAGGATTTCTTGATCAATTTCAAGAGATGTCCTGCTGTAGTTCTGGTGTCCATTTAGCACGAAGCTTTTTGGTCATCGCGGTGATAGAAACACTATCAACCTTGATGTCGATTTCAGCAATCGCAGAACCAGAGTTATCATCAGCACAAGGATCATTGTTTCCAAGACCTTCCAAATCCCATTCAGGAGCACCAATGATAGAACCAACGGCAGTGCCTTGAGTGAAAACATCTGCAATAATAAACTCCGCACCCGTAATAGCACTCAACGCAAGAGCCGCGTTGTTTTCGGTATCTGCCGTAATACAAAACAAAAGATTGACTGGTGCAGCACCAGCGGGATCGTTATAATCCGGCATCGTCAAACGACGGATTTGTAAATCCGCATCTGCATTATCTCCTCGCATTTTAGCTCCAGCGGCATCAAGCAAGCAAACACTCACATCATCTTGGATATTAAATACCGTTCCGCCCACCGACAGTTGCGCGAGTGGAAAAGAGCCAACAGCACATACACTTGATGAAAGATCGGGATCAAAACGAATCAAGCGATCTCCTTCACCGTTCCGTGTAGAAGCATCTAGATTCGTCCACACACCAGCAACGTCACGAGAAGCAATTCGAGTGACAGTGATTGTATCGACGCTACCCGTTGTTGCTCCATAACCATTGTTGAGGTTATAAAAACTTGACTCTCCGTCAAACGTATCACCCTCAATGTTTACACCATTGACAAGACCAGAACCAACGACACCACCACCATAGATAGAGTCACAGGCTTCATAGCCAAGTTTGCTATTTGCAGTCGTAAAGTCGAGGAAGAAAATAAGACCACTCGGCAAGCTCATAGGCTGAACCGAGACAAGCTCATTCGCTACCAGTCCGCCGAATACACGACGAACGATTGGAAATGCAACTGCTGCAAATCCTTCAACATCA